CCACGGCCCCCCATCCGTGGTAGCAGGCGCGGAATGGCCTTGCCGCTACTACCTCTGCGCCCAGCTTGGCACGGGACTTCCAGCTTGAGGTGCTGGTGCCTGTGGTTGCTGGTATCCTGCTTGCGCTGCTGGCGTTGATTGCATTGGCGCTGACGCGGTAGCAATGAACCCCTTTTGATCTGGCGTTAACGCAGCCATCAATTGATTTTGATCGCTATACCCGTTGGTGCCTTTCTTAATACCAATCTTGGCACAAATCTCCATAGCGTTCAAGTCAAACACTCCAGAGATATTTCTGCGCTGTTGGGCTTCGTCCGACATATCGCTGGCCTTTAGATTGTTTGCACTTTCCACAATCTGACGCAGTGTTCGCAGACCAATTTCTTTAGCCAGCGGCATACCGCTCTTGCCCATCTTGTTGCCATCAACAAAGATTTTAGACCAGAATTTACGTCTGTCGAACTCACCGCCGATGCAGGTAAATTCTAGTTCCATCCACTTTGCGGCGGAACTTTGTGATTGCTTGAACCACTGGCCCTGACCAAACTCAGGCAGTTCAATATCGCCGCTTTTAACAACGATAACTGCACGACTGACTGCGCCGTTTGGAATGAGTGAAAACTCACGGTTGCCGCCATCATCTGCTGGTGTTTCATTAAGATTAAACATTTTTATTTCCTTCGCTTTGCTGCGTTTCTGGTTTTACAAAATTCAACGGTTTCCCATTTGCTGAAAGTTGTGAACTCATTTTGTCGATAAGTTTACCCAAGTGTGGTTCCTCAAGTGTAGCCAATCGACCAGACCTATCCTTGGCAGGATAGCCCCATTCATTCAATGGCTGACAGATAAATGCGCGATACGGCCCATTTTCACCTGTTAGAATAGCCATTGTAATTACTTCATCAACAATTCCGGGCAATTCGCGCCCTGTCTTGCTGCCTTCGATCTGCAAGTTGTATTGCTTGCGGCTGTAGTCATCTGTGGTTTCATCCAAGATGCCAACAAAAATCACATTCTTTTCGCGTATGTGCTGCAAGTGAGTTAGCCACTGCATCATTTCACGACCATGCAAGCCATATGCTGCGCGTGTGTCCAGTTTACCTGTGCGGTCAGACCGCGACTCTGGTTGTTGCTGGCACCATGAAAAGCACAAGCGCCCTGCTACTGTGATTGAGTCCACAAACAGCGTGTCATACTTTGCCACTAGCGCAGTTGGATCACCCTCTTCTGCACACAGAAAATCATAGTGTGCTTGGCTGTATGGCTGATCTTCTGCCAATGATGGGTTTGGCCCACCAAGATAGCATGCAAGATCACGACACTCAGGCCATGACTGCGGACGCATCACATCAATGGGATGCCCTTCGATTGCTGAGTCACCAGCTTCTAGGTCAACGAACAATGTGCGTTCGCCCAGAGTTCTAGCGAGTGTGGTTTTACCCACACCGCTTTGACCACAGATCACAATCTTGTGACCTTTCTTTTCAGATAGCCGTTGATCGGCTGTGATAATTTGGAAACCCATTACTTGTCCTCGACTTCTACTGTAAAGCGTCCGACTTCTGTAGTACGGGCGGCTTCTAGTGTTGATTTGATTGCAGGTGGAGCGGTTGTGTACTTGCGCTCTTCCACAGCGTAGGTCAGCTTTGCGTAGTGCTGTGCATTCTCAGGCGTCATGCTGTTGAATGTGTCACGCAGTACGTCTTGATCCCAAGTGACCTTTTTACCAACGTTGACTTTCATAGCCACATTGCCTTCGACAATATGCGCAGTACCAAAGTCTTTACCGTCTGCCCGTAGCGCATCACGCGCCAATGGCAGAAATAAATCTGATAGTTGATCATCTACGTTTTTGAGTTCGGCACGAAGGTCAGTGATTACTGACTTGAGTTCGTCGCGCCGCTCAAACAGTTCCATACTGTTCATGCGTATATTCCTTCTTTGCTACAAGTTCCCAATACCTAGCAAGTGCTGGCATACGTGTCAACTATTTTTTTTGGTTAAATATATTTCAATGCCTAAACAAGCCTTCATCAACTTCTTTTTTAATTTAAATTCAGGGGTTTCCACGCCTTTTGCGTCTTCAACAATTTGTTCCCACACGCCATCTTTGTTCTCGCGTTCGTATCTAAAGTCGGCAACATAGGCGCATATCTTCTGGTCGTTAACGATTAGATTGAACCTGACTTGCAGTTCCAAGTTTCTGACGGTGCCAGCCCGTTCTAGTGCGTGTAGATATAAATAGCGTTCTGATTCCCACTTTGAATCGAACTTGATGTTGTGAACCACAACTTTCTTATTACCGTACTTGGGCCTTGACCCAAATCTTCTGGGATTATATGGTCTTTGTGACGCCATGTTTGGGAAAGGAACCTTTATGCCAAATCCAAAAGAATACAAGTCTGTTGGCCTTACAACAGAGGCATACGATAAATTGAAATATGTTGCAGCGCAAGAGGACAGACCATTGGGGCGTCAGCTTTCAAGGCTGATCGACGTTGCTTACTTGCAGATACAGAACGCCAAGCGTGGTTATAGACCTGCCAGTACAGGCGGCATTGGTTCTGCATCTACTGTCATGGAACTTGAAGACTAAAGCAGCCCTGCGCTTCCCAAACCGCCAAGTAAAGTAGCCGCCGCCGCAGGGTTTTGGGCGGCTCTTTCTCGTAGTGTCATCTGTTGTGCGTTACGTCTTATTTGTTCAATGGGAGACAATGGTGCAGCAGGACCAGTTTTTTTAGGCGCGGGAGGTTCAAAATTTATTGCCGGGGGCGTTACAACTGGAACACTTGTTCGGCTTTCCGGGCCTTGAGAACCTAAACCTAAAGCTCTAGGCGTTACTTGTTTGGCTACTCTGCTGGCTCCACCTAAAGCTCGTCCTGTTCCTTGAACTACTTTACCTATTTTACTCGCAGTTGCGCCAGCATTCACACCCTGTTCACGCGCAGCATCGTCCAAGAATCCTAGAATTGCACGACCATTTTCTTTAGCTGTACCGCCACCCTCACGTAACTCTAAAAACTTTTTTGCAACTTCATGTCTGCCAAGTGCTTTAGCACCTAATCTCATTTGTGAAACACGCGCAATCGCAGTTAATGGATGTTTAAACACTTGCGCCCAAATGCTACCCGCAGCAATTGCACCCTCTTTTGTTACATCACCTAAAAACGAAAGTTCTTCCGCGAACTCATACAATGCTTTTGTTGTGTTCGGGTTTGCAGCATCATCAAGAATTGTTGATAGAACTTTTCTATCATACATACCTAAAGTTTCTTGTAACTTTCCTGCACTTTTTGCGCTGTCAAAAAGTCCACTATCTACGGATTCCATAATGTCTTGCAACACAACTTGGCGCATGTTGCTTTTCATTTGTGGATTATCCCCAAAAAACTCCATAATTCTGCTGGCTTCAGATTGAGATAGGTTAGGTGTTGTTAAAGCCTGAACAACTTCATCATAAGATCGTGGGCCTAGCTTACCTGTTTCCAAATCTTTTAACACACGGGCTTTTAACAAATCATCATAATCGCTGGTTACTTTAGCTATGTCATTAAGAGCATCCAACACGCTTGTTGGCGCTCCTGCTTCACTAGCCAATCTAATTTGTTCGGCTTTTACGCCGCCTCGTATATCTGACTTGCCTATAGCGTTGGCTAAATTTTGTATTTCGTCCCACTTGTCACCAAACAATTCTTTGCCCGTTCCTTTGAGGGACATGATTTTATTTCTAAAAGTTTTGCCGTTGAATTGCGTTGGGTCAAGTGGATCACGCCCTGCATCAGTTAAAGCGTCATCTATGAAGCTACGACCTAACATATCCCGAACTTCATCAGGATTATCTACAGTTTTTAAAATGTTACGCAGTCTTTCTGGTTCATCTGGCTTGACCACTTTAGAAAATAATTTGTCAGATGTAGCCCGTGGTACATTACCGTTTAATGACTGCAAATCTCTTAAAGACCTAATGATACTCAAATCAACAAGTTTTTCAAAGGGTTCTATTCCATCACGATAATGCTTTATCGCTATTTCTCTTTGTTTTGCTGCTTGTATTAATGACGTTTTATCAATCATAGACAGTGCATCTTCAGGAATATGATCCCCAATGTTTTTACTCATTAAAACATTGTCTATGTTTCCTTTTATATCTTCTAATAATAACGCGGCTTTAGTTGATATTTTGCCGTTAAAATACAAGTTGTCGTTAATCGCTTTGCGCAAAACAGCCATTTCAGAAAAACTTGCTTTTCCCTGAGTGCTTCGCAAAAATATATCAATGTCTGTAGCCAATGGATCAGCAAGATTTCGCATTTCTGCGTTGTATGCCATTATTTTTGATTCCAAGGGCCTTACATTAAATAACTTGAATTTATTCCCTCTACCACCCGCAATCGGTGCCAGTATTTCATCAATAGCAGAAAAATTATCTGCCGCATCAGCCCCAAATTTAGAAAATGTATTTGTGATACGACCTAAAATTTCAGGATTCAAATCCACATTGTTTTTCATGGATTTTGATAAAACATCAACAGAACCATCTATAGCTCTTAGGTATGCTTGGTTGGCACTTTCTTGCAGCTTTTGAAATTTTACAAACTGGCTATCGCTGAGGAACATAACATCATCAGCTAACTGGCCTTTTGCGTCAGCGCGAACACCTTCAAGGAATTTATTTTTTTCAGCAAGCGCAAGCCCAAGGTTTCGTTCTCTACGATCTACAACTTTACCAGCGTTTTCCAAAAACTTTTGACCGTAGCCTAGTCGTTCTGCACCAAGGCTTTGCAGACTTGGTGTAAAATCTTTGTCTATTAACCTTCTAGCAACAGCTAAGTTTTCTTTGTTTACTTCCTCAAGAGCGCCTACACCTGACAACCTGCCAGCTACAGACTTGCCACCACCAATAACCCTGCGGCCTGCCCCGATCACCGCAGCGCCTATAAGCTCACCACCAGCGCCTATAGCGCCCTCTATGGCTACGTCTTTAGCTATATCGCCTAACCCTTGCGTCTGCACGCCTAACAAGCCCTCTATGGCCTCTTCTAATGCTTGGCCCAAAGCACCACCAGCGCCTGCGCCAACCACAGCGCCAAGGCCAAAAGAAGGACCACCACCAATGATAGCGCCTGCCACAGAACCTACAGTTTCTGGAACTATGCCTGCCAAGTCGGAAAAATCACGCATACTGAAGCCTTCATCTTCAATAACAAGATTTTTACCAATTGGCTCCATGCCGCGTTTTTCTTGGCCCTTCTGGGTTAATGAATATCTACCAGCTTTATCTTTAACAAATCCATCAGACCCGACTAGGCTTTCTAATATGGCTTCACGATCACCGTCAGTTTCCGCAAAAGACAACAAAGACCGTAGCCTACCATCTGCACCAGTAGTGTAATCAAAGTTTTCACGGTCACGGCCCTGTCGAATATCAACTAATTCTTTCAGGGTTTTTCCACTACCTAAGTTAGAAAAAGATAAAGACGCTGCTAAATCAGCGACCTCTTCATTGGGAGCGTTGGATTCTATAGCGCGATATGCTTTTAATTTCTGAGCGTCAGTAAATGACCCTGATTCTATACCGCGATATAAATTTAACTTTATCCGATCATCCAAATCTTACACTCCCTAAGTTCCAGCAAGACGCTGCTTTTCGCGCTTGGCTAGTTCCGCTACATCCTCTTCAGACATTGGGCCATCATCAGGGGCTACAGACCTACCTGTGTAACGATCCAATGTGTTTAAGGCGTCCAGAATATCACGTTCTTTCTTTATAATGATTGAGTTAAACAAGTCATTTAATTTAAATGTTATTTCGTCTGCTGTACTTCCAGCGTTTAAATCACCCACAATTTGTGCAACTCTTGCACGGTCAGCATCCGAAATAGTTTTACCAGCTTCACCCAAAATTTCAGGAGCATTTTGTGCTTGCAATTTATCTAAGATAAATTTTAATTTTTGTGTTTCAGTAACATCTTCACGAAGGTTTACACCAAGAACTTCAGCTAAATTGTCTAGTTTATCAACACCAAATCTAAATATATTAGTGCCTTCTGCTAACTCCATACCAGTTACAAATTTTTCTTTTGCTAAATTTATATCCCTAGCAGCGTTTTGCAGAGCTTTGTATGTTTCATCTCCTGTACCTACTAATTTGTTTTCCACGCCGGAATTAGGCAAAGCTCTCCAAGTTTCTATGGTGAACAAATCCCCAGCACCCTCGCCAAATAGCTCCATTTTTCTAGGGGTTTTTGTGTCATATAGAGATTTTGCTTCGGGTGTTTTCATAGCTTCTGCAACAATGCTTGTGTAGCTAGACCCCGGAAGTATATCAAACTTTTCTGCAAACTCTGGGTTCTGCATAAGTTGTTGCAGTTCGCCTTTGCTAAGTGTTTCAAGACTGCCTTTGTTTTGCAATATAGATGAAACGGTGCCAGCAACACCATCACCCTTTGGTACTACAAAGTATTGGCTTAAAGCCGACATTTCTTTTTTGGCTGCTTCACGCTTAGTTTTATCTGATGACTCTGCCTCTAGCGCATATTTACCCGCAGCAATAACATTGTTACGCGCCTCTGCTTTAGCCGCAGTCAATGCAGGCAGGGCTTTCTCGCCAGCTTCGCCTACTGCGCTTAACATCCTGCCAACGTTGAAGCCTTTACCAGCGCGGTTCTGCATCATGGACAGGCCCATAGCCATTAACGCTTGGCTAGTGTCGGGCTTGCCACTTATGTCAACGCCAGTGGCTTCAGCAAACTTTTTCTTGTAGGCTTCAATGTCACCCACTTTTGGAAGCTGACCTTCTGCGCCTTCTCTAGCCTGTGATATGTAATCTGTCATTGCTTGAGCGAACAGTTGTTCGGCTGGGTCATCACTCATAGATGGCATATCTAAGCTGGCTTCGCGGTTTGCGTCAGCTAACTCCTGTTCTTTTCTTTTTGCAATAATCATATCTTGCGCTCTGGCTTCATCAGACGCGCCATCCCTAGCGGGTGTGCCTTTGTTTCTGCCAGAAGTTCCGGGCGTTGTTTTGGTTTTACCTTTTTCAAACTTCGGGTCTGTTTCTAAAAATCTAT